ATTAGGACTTTGTGTGTATTGAGCCATGAAGGCTCGGGTGGGGTGATGTTCAGTGCTCTGAAGAGACCTTTGTGGTCGAAACACTCTGTGTAAGCATGACGTTTAATAAATTAATTCAAATATCTTGTCTAGTAACTTGGAGAGTTGCTTTAGTGCTCTCCGTTTTGGCGTTTTTCTCCTTTTCCGCCCTCATTGTTTGGGGGGGTTTTGGAGTTTTACTGGGTTTGTGTGCCTGGCTAGTTTTTAACGTGTCAGGCCCGTACCTGGTTGCCTTTTTGTTTGCTGGACCTTTAGCAGCTTACATTATTGCCGACTTGTTACACTCGTCGGTGCGTAACGAAGCCTCTCTAGTACGAGAGGTAGGTGAAACGAGGGCCCTGTGGACCACCATTTCACCAAATAGCATGACCTTGCATCCTGGCAGGTTTATCCTGCGACGCATGGTTTGGGCGGGTCATGACTTGTCGGGCCCTCCTCTGGAGGCCCTGGCCGCCCGGCTGAACTTGCCCCAAGAGCACCAGCAGCAATTGTCCCACGGCCTGGTTGAACTAGGTTCAATCGCGTGGAGTCAATTGGTGCTCATGGCCGAGTCGAGCTTGGACCATTTGGCCTCGAAAGTGATAACACTAGCTTTTATGCTCACGCTGATACGCGCCGTGGTGATCAGAGCCAGCGGTGTGTTGAGGACTTTATCCTTGGTATGGATAGCAGGGTTTTGCTTTTTGTGGTACCTTGACCCCATTATAGTTGGGTCTGTGATCATGTCTATGCTAAGGAGTTGCGTGTGGATTTCTTCACGCACTGGTCGGGCTCAAATTGAGGAGTGTGTTGAGTGGGCCCGCTGGTGGTTCATAAGCACTTGCACTGCTTTTATAGCCTGGACAGAAGAAATTAATCTGTATGCACGTACCCATAATTCTGAACGCTTGTCGCGACATGGAAGGACTCTGGCCGCGCATTTTAGGCAATTTACAATGCAAGCCACAGTTTTTATATCGGAGTTGTCACTGCCTCAATTCGTAAGAAGAAGGTTCAGCCCTGAGTTCACGGCTCGGGGGTTACAGGACTCGCTAGACCTTATGGCCAGCTTGGGGTGGCCAATCAATGAGTCAGTGACAGCCCCAGTGGTCAGTGAAGTGACCAAGCCATTCAAGGAGTGGCTGTTGTGTGGGTCCACATTTAAAACTGGCATCCATAATATGAAAACCTATGTTGATACGGATTTACGCAACATCCGTTCAACTGAAACCTTCAGGCGTACAGAAGAATACGCTACCGTAGAGAATGAATTGAAGTCAACGTCCCGCTATTTTGTCAAAGCCGATTATAATTTTGGGGAGTTAACGGTGGATGACGTGTGGCCTCTTGTTAGTGATATTTTCCGTAATTCGCGGTTGACTCCTTTCAATTATATAATTAACAAGTGGGAAAAACGCTATGCATTGGGTTCCTTTATGTCTGACCCAGTTCGGCGTAATAAGAAATATTCACGAGCTAATTACCTGAGAGATATAGGGGGGTACAAACCTTTCAAGGAGTTGTGGGCACGCACTTTCTTTTGGGCTTCGCACATGGTGCCAGTTTCCCATGTAAGTGTTAAAGGGGAGGCCCTTCCCGAGTCCAAGTGGGCGAAAGACCAAGTACGGTCAATTATTGGGTCTCCAATCTCCCAGTATATATTGTCCACCGTGTGGAACTATGGGCCTAATCACAAGTTTGCTTGGGAGTCAACACCAATCAAAGTGGGCATGCCATTGAACGGCTACTGGATGAGCGGAGTGTGGGCCCGGCACGGTCGGTGCCAAACTCACTGTCAAGGAGATTTCTCTAAATTCGACTCAACAGTGTCTGGCAAAGTGCTAGAACTAATAGCAGGCATACGCAAGAAAGGCTACAGCTTGCATAAAGATAGGGATAGAATTGCCGAGCTTATTGATGTGAATTACAATCAAGTAGCTAAGCAATTGCTTAACACCACGTCGACTGGCGATGTGTTCACCAAAGGCACTGGCCTGACAACAGGTCATTCATCCACTTCTGCCGACAATTCGCTGGCATGCGTGATCTTATATCTAATGTCATGGCGTGATTTGACGGGGCTGTCTGCCAAGGAGTTCGTTCACTTCAATGAATTATCATGTTTTGGTGATGACCACATTTTGTCGTTCCTGGCAACCAAGCCAAGTGTTTGGACTCGTAAGAACATCATGGCCACCATGTTAAAGTGGGGCTTGGTGAACAACTTGGAGCCCAGGAATTCATTAGATGAGTGCTCATTCTTAAGCAAATGGGGTCGAAAATCTACCCGGAGTGAGCGGGAGGACCTTAAGTCGCTTGGGCTGGGTGACACTTACTTTTTAGTATGGCACGACAAAGCACGACTTCTTGGTAAGCTAACGGCTCACATTAAAAATAACTCGGCCACTTACCGACTTAAGCGATTGCTAAGTTATTTATCACTTACTGCCCACCATCCAGACGTGTATGAGGGCATAACATCGGCTATTGCCAACTCACGCACACTGCAGTCGGTTGTTAAAAACAACAAAGTGCATGTGCCTTCATATAAGAAAATAATGGTGGATTGGTATGCAGCTAGCCCTGGGCAACCACCAAGTTCACAATTGGATGATGAAGTTGAAGAATTCTCTAAGACAGACCGCATAGTTGAATACGGGTCAACCAATGCATTAGATTGCATATTCGGAGCCCTGTCGATGGTGCCCGATCTATTGAGCCCTTTGTTGTTCAATTTTGGGTACTCTCGGGCTTTCCAGCTGTGGCTAAAGCCCAATTTGGCTTGGGTAGTTGACTTCATGGTAGCCACCAATTCGGTGTCTAGCATGCCTGTGTTGCAGGGCATGCTGGCCAGAACACCTTACCGGGTGTTGGACACATCTTTGCATGTGCCAGGCTCTAGCCGTGCCAATCCAACTACCTTTTTGGTGCGCCATTGGATCTTTTTGTTTTGGACTAAATACCGGCCTCGGTTAAAATATGGAGCTTGG